GATTCGAACAAGTACTACCGTCGCGTTCTTATCTCGAACCTTATGTAATCATAAGAGTTGGGACAAACCAACCGATACTGAGAGGGGGCTTCGGTCCCCTCTCTTTTTATCTGTTGACATTATAAATAGCTATGGTATAATGAAACTAAGCCTTTAAGGAATAATATGTCTGCTCTTAACGTTCCAGCAAACAAAAATTTTCTATCTCCTCTAGGTTTTAGATTTAGTTTGAGTCGTGCTCCGAATCTAAACTTCAATATTCAAGATGTGCGTATTCCTGGGTTGCAGCTAAGTCAGGCTGAATCTCCAACTCCGTTTGTTAGCATTCCTATTGCCAGCCATATCACATTCAACCCTCTATCAGTAACATTCCGTGTAAGCGAAGATCTTAATGATTATCTAGAGATTCATAACTGGATGGTAGGACTTGGTGCACCAGAAAGTTTTGATCAGTATAAAGCTTTAAAAGCAGTTGAACCAGGCAATCCTCAGACAGTATACTCAGACATTACTCTGATTATTATGAATAGCTCTATGAGAGCAAACATTAAGGTAACTTTTCATGATGCATTTCCAATTTCTATTGGCGATCTTCAATTTAACACAACTGATACAGATGTCAACTACATACAGTGCACAGTAGACTTTGAATATTTAAAGTACAATATTCAACTTATCAATTGACATTTTTTATAATCTGTGGTAGATCTATATTATGAAACTAGAAGACATCTATACTGAATGGGAACAAGACGCAGCTATTGATCGCTCTGAATTGGGCGACGAAGTACTGCGCATTCCCAAGCTCCATCACAAGTATTTTAAGATCTTTACGAATGAACGGCTGGTTCTTCGTAAGTACGAAGCCGAGCTCAAGCAACTAAAGCTGGCCAAGCACGAATTTTTAACTATGGGCCCGACAGAAGAGACTCATGCTAAGGGTTGGCAACTGCCACCTCAAGGTAAGATCCTTCGTTCGGATGTGAATAACTATATTGAGGCCGATTCAGAAGTGATTAACCTTACACTGAAGATTGGCATTCAGCAGGAGAAGCTTGAGCTTCTTGAGTCCATTATTAAATCTCTCACGAACCGTGGTTTCAATATTAAAGCTGCTATCGACTGGGAGAAGTTCAAAGTTGGTATTTAATGAGTGATGTACATTTAAAATTCATAGATAGAGTTCATGTAAAGGTAGTCGCCGAGCCTTCGACAATTATGGAGTTGTCGGACCAGTTTACCTTCTATGCAGAAGGTTATAAGTTCAATCCCAAGTATCGCGCAAGAATGTGGGATGGTAAGATTCGACTTATCAACAATCTGGCCGGTACATGTTATGCTGGACTCGCTCAGCGAATCAAGAAGTTTTGCGATTCACGAGGATACAGCTTTTCGTTTGATGACGAGTTACTTTACGAAAATATTTCAGAACACGAGCTTCAAGAATTTGTGAAATCACTTGACATTCCAGAAAAGTATCAGTCAAGAGATTACCAGTTTGATTCGATCCTGAAGTGTCTAAGATCAAACAGAAGAACTCTTGTCAGTCCTACATCTTCTGGTAAGTCTTTCATGATCTATGTAATCATGAGATGGTATCAACAGTTTGGTCATAAGGGACTTATCATTGTTCCTACCATCGGTCTTGTTACTCAGATGGAAAGTGATTTTAGAGACTATGGCTATACCGGAAATATCCACACCTCAATCGGTGGACTTCTTAAGTCTGATAACATCGACGCAGACCTCGTTATTACAACCTGGCAATCTCTTAACAACGGCAAAACAAAAATGCCGAAGACATGGTACCAACAGTTTGGCGCCGTCTTTGGAGATGAAGCTCACGGGTGTAAAGCAACCAGTCTCATTCAAATCCTTAGTAGTCTACAGAACTGCAAATATCGATTTGGAACAACTGGAACACTTGATGGAAACCCTCTCAATGAAGCAACAATTGAGGGATTATTTGGACCGAAGTATCGAGCAGTCTCTACAAAAGAGCTTATGGACCGAGGATACGTCGCCAAGCTCAAAATCAAATGTATTGTACTCAAATACTCCGATGAGGTGGCAAAGAGTGTACGAGGAAAAACATATGCAGAGGAAATTGATTTTCTCATATCTAATGCCAGCCGTAACAAGTTCATCAAAAATCTCGCGCTGTCCGTAAAGGGGAACAAGCTTGTATTCTTTAGAATTGTGGATCATGGAAAAACACTCTATGATCTCATCGCAGGAAGCACTGATCATAATGTGTTTTACATTGATGGTTCTGTTAGCGGTGATACTCGTGAAAGTATTCGAAAAGCGATAGAGGAAGAAGAGAACGCAATTCTCTTGGCATCATTGGGTACTACATCCACCGGTGTTTCGATCAACCGACTTCATCATATGATTGCAGCTTCGCCATCTAAATCTAAGATTAAAGTTCTACAGTCGATTGGTCGTATGCTTCGACTACACAAAGAGAAACAAGAACACGGCGCTATCTTATATGATATAGTTGATGATCTATCTTATAAGTCTCATCAAAACTTTACACTCAAGCATTTCTTAGAACGAACTAAGATCTATGACGCAGAAGAATTTGAATACGAAATTTACAACGTGAGGTTAACATGATTCGTGCAGTAAGTCTTATTAATGGTGAGCTGATTCTTGGTGATGTAGAAGATCATATTAAAGAAATTCAGATCTTTAATCCATTCTATATTGTTGATGAAGTAAATGAAGACGGTATTTCTGGGTCTAAGCTCACAAACGTGTTGACATTTTCTTCTTCTGATTATATAGTAGTCAATAAGGATAAAGTCGTATTTGACTTTCCTGTTTCAGAAGTAATGAGCACTTATTATAAAAGACTTGTTTCTTTGTATAGCAAGAAAACTGCAGATGACACTATTCGTGAAGCACTAAATGAAATGGATCGGGCTGAAAAGAGATACGAAAAGTTGATGAGTATGATCAAACCCGACAAGACACAATTGAATTGAGGTTATAATGGAAAGTATCCCAAAGAAAAAGAAGTCGAATCACTATATCGACAACAAGCTGTTTTATACTGAAATGGTAAAGTACCATACGGCGTATCAAGAATCGAAGAGATTAGGTGAAGAACGTCCGATGGTTCCAACCTATGTCGGTAAATGTATTATGTTGATTGCTCAACGATTAGCAACTCGACCAAACTTTGTTGGATATTCTTACAAAGAAGAAATGATTGGTGATGCTATCGAGAATTGTCTGCGATATCTTCATAACTTCAATCCTGAAAAGACCAATAACCCATTTGCTTATTTTACTCAGATCGTTTACAACGCGTTTTTGCGTAGAATCGAAAAAGAAAAGAAGCAACTTTACATTAAGCACAAGAGCTTCGAAAACTCGATTATCATGAACACTCTTGTTGATATGGCACCAGAAGATCGATCTCATTTTGACGCAGCTTATATCAACGTGAATGAGAAACTGAATGATCTTGTCGAGAAGTTCGAAGCTAAGAATCCAGTAGTCAAGAAGCCTAAGAAAGGCGTAGAAAAATTTATCGAGGATGAAGATGAGTAATCTAAATATTCCACCACTGCTTGAGCAGTACAGAGAAAATATGTTGGACCAAAATAACTCAATGGCAATTCGACATAACTATATGATGAACTTACAGAACATTCGTGATTTCTGTGATAAGTCTCTTCGTGAATATGACAAAAAGGTCAAGAAGGTTTAAATGAAAATTGCACTAATCACCGACACTCACTGGGGAGCTCGAGGCGACTCGGTTGCCTTTGCTGAGTATTTCAATAGGTTTTATTATGAACATTTCTTTCCGTATCTTGTTGATCATGGTATTAGCCGTATTTTTCACTTGGGTGATATCGTTGATCGTCGAAAGTATATCAACTTCGTTACCGCAAGACATTTACGCCGATTCGTCGAACACTGTGATACTGCAGGAATCAGACTAGACGTTATCATTGGTAATCATGATACTTCGTTCAAGAATACGAACGAGGTGAACTCGATGCGCGAGCTTTTCGAGCACTCGACTTATGATATTCACTATTACTCAGATCCTACCGAAGTAGATATCGATGGCCTGAAGCTGGCTGTACTTCCTTGGATCTGTTCTGGCAACTATGAAGAGAGCATGGAGTTTATCGATAAAACAGATGCTCAGGTTTTATTTGGGCATCTCGAACTATCTGGGTTCGAAATGTATAAGGGTGCAGTGAATGATCACGGCTTTAATCCTGGCATTTTTAATAAGTTCGATATGGTTTGCTCTGGCCATTATCATCATAAGTCCACGCGCGGCAATATCAATTATCTCGGCGCACCCTATGAAATGTCTTGGTCTGACTATAACGATCCACGCGGTTTTCATATATTTGACACAACCACTCGTGAGTTGACATTTATCCAGAATCCGCTTACTATGTTTCAGAAGTGGTTCTATGACGATGCACGTTGGGATAGCTTTGATGCCATCAATGGCTTTGACTTTGAGTCGGCAAAGGGAAGTTATGTCAAGGTAATTGTAAAGAACAAGAACAACCCTTTCTGGTTTGATACATATATTGATCGTCTAGAAAAAGCCGGTGCTCTTGATATTCAGGTTGTAGAAGATAACTTGAATCTCCAGTTAGAAGATGATAGTGATATTGTCAATGAAGCTGAAGATACTCTGACGATCTTGACCAAGGTAGTAGACCAGTGGGAAACTCCAGTAGATAAAAAACGCCTTGACAATTTTCTTCGAACATTGTATAGTGAAGCTTTACAGGTAGAGTAAATTTATGATCTTATTCAAAAAGCTTCGTTGGCAGAACCTTCTGTCAACAGGCAATCAAATGACTGAGATCCAGCTGGATCGAAGTAAGTCTACACTTATCGTTGGTGAAAATGGAGCCGGCAAGTCCACGATTCTGGATGCGCTGGTGTTTGCTCTTTATGGTAAACCATTTCGTAACATCAACAAGCCACAGTTGATGAATTCTATTACAAATAAGGGACTTCTCGTAGAATGTGAGTTCTCTATCGGAAAAAATGATTTTCTTGTGCGAAGGGGTATGAAACCACACCTATTCGAGATTTACCAAAATACTGTACTAATTAACCAAAGCTCATCTGTAAAAGATTACCAAGATTTCTTCGAGAAGCAAATCTTGAAACTAAGTTTCAAATCTTTCGGTCAAATCGTAGTTCTAGGTTCTGCAAACTATCTGCCCTTTATGCAACTTCCTGCACACGCACGTAGAGAAGTGATTGAAGACCTATTGGATATTCAGATCTTCAGCACTATGAACACTCTACTGAAAGAAAAGATTAGCCAGAATCGAGCTGATATCAATGATACAGATCATAAGATCAATCTGATCGAAAACAAGATTGAGCTGGCAGAGAAGCATATCATCTCGATTCGTACTAACAACGAAGATTTGATCAAAGCCAAACAGGATATGATTGATGAACTTCAGGATCGAGTAACAAATACCGAAACTCATATTCAAATGATCTCTAAAGATCTTGCAGAAATGAGTGCTACCATTGATGATAGCGAAAAGGTAAGTGCTCGCCGTGCTAAGCTCGTTGCTATGGAGTCTGAGCTCGAAAACAAGATCAAGAAGTTTAAGAGAGAAATCAATTTCTTCCATGATCATGATAACTGCCCAACATGTAAACAGGGTATTGATCATAACTTCAAGGAAGAGTGGATTAGTAATCGACATACCAAGACTTCTGAGATTGAAGAAGCCATGGCTGAAATTGAGCAACAGATGCGGACTATTGAAACTCGTCTGAATGAGATTGCTCAGATCAATTCTCAAATTACTTCATTCAACAACCAGATTACTGGGTACAATGCTGACATTCGTTCTTGGCAGAATTCCATCAAGACTCTGACTACTGAAATTGATTCAATTCGTAATAACAATCGAGCCATCGACAACGGTAACGATGATATTGATGAGTTTAAGAAAGAATTGAAGAGAGCAGAAGCTCGTAAGGAAGAATTGTCTCATCATCGCCAGGTGCTTGAAGTTGCTGGTGTCCTACTCAAGGATACTGGTATCAAGACTAAGATCATCAAGCAGTATGTTCCGGTGATGAACAAGCTGATCAACAAGTATCTTGCAGCCATGGACTTCTTTGTCCAGTTTGAATTGGACGAGAATTTCAATGAAACTATTAAATCGCGTTACAGAGACGATTTCAGCTATGCCTCTTTCTCCGAGGGAGAAAAAATGCGCATTGATCTTAGCCTTATGTTTACCTGGAGGGCTATTGCTAAGCTCCGCAATTCTGCTTCGACCAACCTTCTCATCATGGATGAAGTCTTCGACTCGTCGCTCGACGTCGGAGGAACAGAAGAATTCATGAAGATCCTCGATGGCCTTACACAAGATAC